GGCTTCACAGTCGCTCCTTTTTACTTAACCTAAATCTAACCTTTAAATCATAGTCTATGAAAAATCGATTCACTAACTATAAGCCGCAAAACAAAATGTTCCACTTTTGCAAAACATTTTGTTCCAAAATCACACTTGTTAACACAATTCAAAATGTGATTTAAATCCGAGTTAAATGTAGTCTTAATAAACATTTATTATCTTTGCACCACACATGGCGATGTTGTATATTAGGATAAAGGCGGAACCGGGAAACTGGAACCGCCTTTTTTTTACAAATAATATCTAAGGCTATACATATTAATAGAAAATAAATAGGATTCATGAAATCTACCGGTTGTCTATAAAATCAGATGTTATCAAGCCTTTATCGGGAAACTTCTTTATTTTTCTCCCTCTCTCTTGATCACTTGTCAAGTCACGTAAATGGTACTGGGAGAACTGATGCCGATTGCTAATTTAGGAAGTAAAGGGCTCTTGAGAAAAGGCGTTCTTTCTCCTATATTGGTTTGCAATAAAGACTCCGTTCAAGAAGTATGTGTCGTTCGCCTAGCGAGTTCATCTAACGCCTATATCGGTATGATATTGTATGTATATTGGGGTGGTTCTACAGGTCTGTTCTTTATTAATAGTAAGACTGGTAACTCCTATATCATAAGGAAAGTCAACGGTAGTATGATTTCTGAAATAGAGTTCAAACGAAAAAATGATCATCTCTTCGTTCGGAGCAAGACAAACACAGCTTCATTTCGTGTAAGTGCTTTGTTTTTGGATACTACTGGGGTTGACCTGTCTTTATCCATGAATATAGTTGATGAGAATCTGGATGATGCTGAAGATATAGAAATACTATAATTCTTTGGTAACATGAGGAGCGGACGGGTGTGGACCGGCACCCATCCGTTTTATCTCATTAAAATATGACTTATTTTTAATACTATGTTGTTTGTATTTGTTTCCAATCAGTCCAAGTTCCATTATTACATATTCGAATAAAAAATCTGCTCTGAAAATCTACAAAAGTTTGCTTGATGGTGACCTCACTAATAGCAATCGTTTCCAAGAATCCATAATTACTTGATGTATTGGGTTTATTATCCAATGATTGGGTTTTATTGACAAACATATATCCAGTATTATTAGCTTCATTAAAATCAGTAATTTCACCAAATCTCCTTTTGTACCACGTATCATTTATCCCTAACAGTTCTCCCAGTACTGAGGCATTGGCTTTCAACGCCTCACTTAATTCCATCTTTTCCATAATATTTTTTATTTACCAGTTTCCAAATTGTTTTTCTTATAATCCTGCCATGAGTCGGCAAGCTGCCCCACCGAAGCGGAAGTGTAGAGGTCAAGTATATGAATCTCGTCATCGGCAAGCTCCACAAGCTCGTTCCGATAGATCTTCTCCGCAAGTACGTGCGCCGGAAGACCGGGCACGTTCCTGTAAATGCCGTCAGCAATATCCTTACGGATATCCGCTATCACCATATCCTGTCTGTCTATCCCCGTGAACAGGGGAAATTTTGTAAAATCAACTTTCATAATATTCTTAATTAAATTCATACTGTTATCCGCAATAAAACATAACCCAGTGATTACCCATACATTTAACGAATCCGGACGCATAATCCAGATCAATGAAGGACATCACATTTCCTCCGGAGGCAGGCAGGATGCGTCCTCCCTTAAGTCTGACCCCGCCGTTCATACGTTTGAAGTATATGGTATGTCCCGGAACATCCGGAGGAAGTGTCACTTCTATATTACCCGTATTAAGAAACGTCACATTGTCATCATTGTTATTCAGGGAGGTGCTGACGGATATGTTCCTCCAGTTGCCCACTATGCCACGGAGAGATACATAACTGTCATTGTTCGGATGAAGGAAAATGTTACCACCTTCCACGAACAGGGGAATGCTCGGGGTCTTGATGTGCATCCCGATCATGGCATTCGGACTCTGTATGTCAATTCCGGCATCATACGATATCCCTTCGATTGTGACAAATTTCGTGTTCCCTCCGATTTTTACACGTGCAAATGTCCTTTCGTTATAAAACTCTATCTGTCCGGCAGACAGGTTGAAACCGACATAGGAATCCGTCCCCTCATAAAGAGTTTTTGAGGACAACATGCCGGAATCTATGGAAAACGGACCGATACGTCCGCTATCCGCCGTGATTTTTCCGCTGATATCCACGTTGACCGCCCTGATACCGTCCGCATCAATCATGGACGCCTTGATCTTCTCGGTCAGCAACAGCTTGGTGGCGATAAAAGTCCAGCTCTGTGCTACCTCCCAGTATTTTATTTTTCCCGAAGCCACATTCTGTTTGGGGGTCTCCGTCGAAACCGACGTATGCGAACGGATGCACAGGTACAGCAGGTTGTCATAAAGTACAATGTCGTAAAACAGCTGCCCTTGCTTGCCCTCCAGGTAAGACACAGACGCCCCCCATACACGCATACGCATGCGCGCTCCCTTATCTCCCTTGTCACCTTTTGGAGCAAAACTGACCTGTCCGGTTCTAGTCACCAACGGCATATCACCTCCTTATTCCTTGGTTGTGATGGTCCATGCCACGTTGCCTCCTGCCTGCTGGCACATGTCCCAAGTACACGTGCCGGAAGTGGCTGCTGTACCGGAAGTAGACGGGTTAAGGACTACTCCTGCACTGTCCATGAACACGAAATAGAAAGTCATGTCCTTGTACTTGGTGGTACTTCCACGCTTGACCAGAATGGGCTTATAGACCACCGTGTCACCACTTTCCCGGATGGTCTCGTCCTCGGGCGTGGGATTCAGGATCAAATCAAACGGATCGGACGCATCCATTACGGACTGCGTGTCCTGACCGATGAGCTTGCCGCCCTGGTACACCTCCACTTTGAACACACCTGTCGTATCAACCATATCGTTGGTGACGGTCAATGTCTGTGTGGTCTTTCCGCTCAGCACGCTCCACGCACCGTTGACCTGGTTGTACCATTTATACGTCAATCCGGTAGTGATGTCGTCGCTACCCATGCGCGTAACGGCTTTCAATATACAGCTCTGCCCCTTATCCCGTAAAGTAAAATACTTGTTGTCTCCGGCAATGATCGTCACATGCTTTTGGTTTCCGACTCCCTTGGTGATGGGGATGCTATAGACGAACTGGACGGTGTCGCTGGTATTCCCAACGGTCACGGTGGCTTCACCCTTGATGGTACAAGAGGCCGCTCCGCTCGCCTTGACCAGATTCTTGACGATCTGCAATCCGTAGTAATCCGTCGTACCGGGCTGGTAAGGGATAAACTTGAAATGTCCCGTCTCACCGCCAAACGTGTTGGTGGAGACATTGCCCGAGAACTTGATCTCGACATCATTGAAATACCATTTCATGGAGGAAGGAACCACCAGCCCTTCCGCCACCCGCGAAGAGGTGAGAATGAAGGACAAGACGGGCTTGAGCGAAGCGAAATCCGGTGCGATGTTCGTTGGCGCGGACGCTTCGCCCATATACTCCTGATACAGATCTCCCTGGTTACACTGGATGGCAGGCATGTATACGCCGCCCTTTTGCGAAAATATGACCTGTCCGGTCGCGCTGGCCAAACTCATGACGCTCCTCCTTCCCCGGTTGTTTCCGTACTATCCGTGCCTTCGGAGCTCTCTCCCCAAGAGGCTGGTGTGAATACTTTGACGGGATGGTCCGTACCGTCTATCTCTTCTTTCGCCGCCTGCGGGGTCAGGCAGACGCCGCCCGCTTCCTTGGCCCTGTCAAATACCGTGTCGCCGGGGAAACGTGCCACGTCCGCCTGCCACAATAATACATTGCCATCCGCTGTCCTGTTGCGGATATCGGTCAGATGCAACCGGTCGGCAACCTCCTTCGTTACTTTAATGTAAAATGCCATAATTCTATTGTTTTTAATGTTATCCAAATTTTCTTACTACTACCGCCTTGCCCCCCTGTGTGAGCACCTTGCCGCCTTGTGTCAGCGCCACGTAAGGGCCTCTGTCCTCCACCTCCAGCTTTAACATCATGCCGTTGCTGAAAGGTATCCTGGGAGAGTATCCGCCGGCAACCTTGGCATATCCGGCATCTCCGCTCTTCTTGACGTACCAGTGGCAGTTAAACATGGCGGATGGATTCGGGATAACCCCCATGGTATCCCGAATGACGGGTCTGGGAAAGATGGCGTAAGTCCCGTCCGGAACACCCGTAGGTACGCCCTCCCAGTCGGCTTCAATCTTCGGAATCCTGCGGCGTATCACAGTAGAGACTGCCGGGTCCGATGTGCCCGGGGTTGATGCCGGAGTCCCGGAAGCCGCATAGGTGGCCTTGCAGACAATCGTGATGTCATCACCTATATAATTGCGGTCAATCTTATATACATTCTTGTTCAGTGATACAAACTCCCAGTCGTTGTCACCCGCTCCTGTGGTTATCGCCTCCAGCGCTCCCGTAGACAACAGACGGTACCAGAAGAACCTGCATTTGCCCGTAGCCGTCACGTCCGTGTCGCCTACCATCAGTTTAGCCGTGATGGTCTGTGCGGTGATGTCACGCACCGGGTTCCAGTCCAGCGTGGACGGGCTGTCTATCGTCAATACGGGGATCGCATCCGTACCGTCAACCGCGCGGACAAGACGGCTCATCTGAAAAGTAAACAGCTGTCCGCTACGTGTGTCGGCATATTCCGCGTAAAACTCCAGCGTGACGGGTTTTAGGACGGTGACATTTTTTTTCATTGTGATCTGTCCCTTGTTGTCACCGGACTCCGTAATGCTGTAGCCTGTGTTTGTCGATGTGATAAGTGTGCGTGTGGTTCCGATGCGCTCGTACCACTTCATGTTGGTCAGCCTGGAGTTGACCGCCCCGATTTTAGTCACCGCTTCCGGATCGGTGGCGTTGCACCGCGGAAACAGGACCAGCGGTGTCAGCGTATAGTCCGGAGTGTATTCAGCTTTGTCAGCCTGGTAGACCTGCATGTCCGGCACGCTGCCCACCACCTCGATGTTACAACTGGTTTGTAACAGCCGGTAGTTGATTTCTATTTTTCGTTGCTTTGTTGCCATTGTATAAAACCATTTTAAAATGTTACAAAATTCTCCGCCACTTCAAACTGCTGCCCGTCACGCAATAACGCCTGTGCTTTAAACGTACACACCCGCATGTTGGTATAATTCGGTCCGAGATCATCTATCGTCAGAGGAAGATTTTTCCCGGCGCCGGCACGCTTCACCGCCCATGCGTTATCTTCTGATACATTCCCGGTATCACGCGTCCAGCTCACATCAGCGTCAAGTATATGATCTGTCACGTCACGGTTGTACAGCTTGCCGGTAATATATAGCGTTGTGGAAAAAGTCTCGATATCAAAATACCACCCCTTTGTGCTGCCGATCTCTATCGTAAATTCCGGGTTCCCTTCCAGCATCGCCCATCCGGCTGCCGCATATTGCGGTTCGTCGGCTGTTCCCGTCATCAGGCACTTCCATTTGCAGCCGTAGTGCCAAACCGTGTCCGCCCGCTCCTGCGTATTGGTGTAAGGATTTTCAGAGGACGCGACTTCGGCCGACCAAAAGCCACGGTCCACCAGTTCCTGTACGGGCAGTCCCTGCCAGTCCACCCGGTAAAGTTCACCGAAGATGCCGGCACGGGCGAATATGTACGAGTGCTTATAGTTGATGGGGAGATTGTCAAACAAATCCAAATTGGGCAAACGCCCCAATATCATGTAATAGTTGTTCTGTTCCAGGACAGGTTTCGTTACTCCTTCCAGCCAGACAAGACATTTATCCGTGGTGGCGGACAAATACCAGTAGCTTTGCCTGTCCTCATTGATGGCATTGCCTCTGCGCGTGATAATCATCAGCTCAGTAGGGGGATAGTTCCGGCCTCCCGGCACCTCGCTGTCCGGATACACCAGTACCGAGATGGAGTTGGCCGCTATGTTCTTCGACAGCACACGTACCCATGAAGTGTAATACTCCCCCGTAGAAAAGAGGTTGTTCACAATCCCATAGACCACATCCCCCTCCTGGAATGCGGTAAAGTCATTCTCCCAACGCTTGCGCAATTTCAGGGTATAGGTTCCGTCGCTCTCCAAAGTCACGGACTCAATGACCCCGTTCTCGGAGTAAGACGTATCGCCCTCTTGTGCGTTCAGGCGGTTATAGATGACCTCCTTGAACACTGCGGAACCGCGCACCTCAAGACGCTCGAACTGACCGCGCCCGTCAGGATAGATACCGGCACCTTTACCGGCAATCATGGAGTCGATGAAATCACCGAACTTCAATAAGAAATTTGTACGGTCGGGACGGTCCTTGCAGAGGAAGGTTGCTATAGCCCTCAGGGAGGAGAAAGCCGTATAGTCGCTCGGACTCTCCATATCGCCGGTCTTCAGCAGGCGGACATTGTCCGCCATCTCCTGCGCCAGCGTGTATTCCAGATTGTTCAGTGTCGAGTCCACGGATGACTTCCATGAGGTACTGACCGCCGACGAGCAGTCAATGGAAGCCTCGGAAAGATTGCCCAGCTTCCTCTCTATCCTTGTGATGCGGGTGTCAAGATACCCGGCCTCGAAATACTGCGCGTCCTCCAGTCTCACCCTTTGCCCGAGCGATAACGGCACACTGTTTTTATCCACATGGATGTAATCCGTGTTGCCGGAATAGATGGATATGTCCTTGCTGTATTCTGTCAGGAAGCTGTCAACCGCCTGCTTGTACTGTTCTTCCGCTATCGGGTAATACTCATCCGGCATGCGGATGTTCGTCAGGATATACGTGTCACCGATGTTCGGTATGATGTTGCCTCCCGGTATCTGGGTGTTCTCGTCCGGGTAGATGTTGATGATCTCGAACTCCTGTGTGTCGTTATGCCAGTTGCACTCGAACTCCCTTCCGGAGAGGTCGCCGCTTTCGAAGGTGATGTGTATCACCTCCTCACCGATCATGTATTCATCCGGATTGAAGGGGAGATCCTTGTCCTTGACATAATAGACGGTGTATTTCTTCCCGTCCTTATTTGTCTGCTCCTCGGACCTTACCGAGGATACCGTACCCAGACGGTGCGGGAATATATCCTGAAAGGCCGCTTCCTCGCGATGCTCCTTCAGGCCCAATTGGGTGTTCAGGTCGATATACTTGTCCCGTGACGGCAGTTGCAGATGGGTGTAGCCGTATTTTGACGGGTCAATATTTTTGGCTGAACCTACGGGAATCAGCCGTGTAAACCACTTGACCGAATTGGAATTCTCATTCTGGGTCAGTCCCGTCTTCAATCCCTTCATATAGCCGAGCGTGACCCGTTCGCCGTGTTCGCATTTCCCTATGTTCAGGTATTCCCCGTCCAGCCACCACTCGGTTTCCCAGGCACCGGCTATCTCGCCTGCCGCATCCCAGCAGAACAGGCCGTTGAAGTTGATGGTCTTCCGGTCACCGGTGACGGCCTGGCCTGCACGCCACGTCACACCGTCGGTGTTGCGGTTCATGTTCGCAACCAGCTTTTCCAGCATTTCCATCGGCGTGCCGTCGTAGGCGAAGACGGACTCCAGATCGTCCTCCCCCTGGTTCAGACGGCAGAACAACAGGTCCTGCATGTCGTGCTCGCGGCCGTAGAAGCTGATATTGTAGGTGTATTTCTGTGTGTCGGTCTTTTTCGGGCGGTACTCCTTCTTTATGGAGAACCGCTTTCCTGATATCTCCACATAGTCGCCGACCGACAGGACGAAGAACTCCCAGGTGGTGAAGTTCACCGTCACCACGAATTCCGCCCCCACTTCCTCGGTCCACCGGGACGATGAGTCGGGACTGACCTTCTTCTTTAGGATTCCCTGCCTGTTGTAGATTCCAAGTTCCATTTATGATGTTTTTAAATCGTTTTTAATCACTGTTTGAAAAAGGTTTCGGCTCGCGCAGCGTGACCGTGAATCCGGCTACCTGCTGGCCGGTATTCCTGATTGTCGTGAACTGGCTGTACCGGGTATATTCCTTCAGGTAGACCTTCATCACCCGGCCTATCTCCGGAACCTCCAGCGTCAGCCATCCCGACTTCAGCAAGGCAAGCACGGCGTTGTAGTTCTTGAACCACCCGGTCCGTGTATCCGCAACCACCGCCATCTTCAGCGTGATGTCCCTCGCCTCGTAACGGGGAAGCAGGGTTTCGGGCAGCTCTTCGCCGTCAAGTTCCCGGTAACTGACGGAGGTATGCTCCTTCATCTTCGGCGGCTTCATCAGCGAGTCGTAATTGGTATGGTCCCCCGCGTTCTCCTCGTACAGGAAACATCCCAGGGACGCCATGTCCGTCCCGTTTATCTTCAGCAGTCCTTCCTCCACTTCCATAGTCCTATGTTTTCAGTTTCACACCGCGCCGGAGTTCCGCGATGTTCTCGTTTATCGTTTCGAGGTGTCTGAGGTACTCCGAATTCCCCGCAATTTTGCCCAGGGATGTCGCCATCCCCTCGAGATGCCTCGTCAGGTTGTTGTCAATGCTGATGACATGGTCAAGGGTCGCGTTGCCGATCCCCTCCAGCCTTCCGGCCGTCTCCTCGGTCATGGAGGTGACGGTTCCGGCCCGACCGGACTGGGAAGAGGAGGACGATGATGTCCATCCGAAGATATCCTTCAGCGAGTCACGCTCCTCCAGGGCGTCCTTTACGATATTGTTCCATTCCTGCTGGAGGTCCTTGTATTCCCCGGTATCTATACCTCCTTCCTTGTTGTAGTTGGCAAACTTGTCATACCATTCCTGAAGCCTCTTGTCGTAGACTTTCGACAGGCTTGTCTTGAGGATAGCCTTCTGCAGGTACTCGCTGAAATCCTCCGAGAAGTCCTCCGCCCCGCTTTCCATATCAAGCAGTGTGTCATAGAAGGCGTCACGCATGCTGTCAAATGACATCTGCGTGAGCTGTTCCTTTATCTGGGCCTGTATGTCACCCAGTTTTTCCGAACCGTCAATGATCTTGTCCAGGTAATTTCTGACATCATCATCCAGCTTGGCCCAGAATGTGGGAGCTTCCGACTTCAGTTTCTCCAGCTGCTCCACGGAGAGATCGAACAGCCCGGTCATACGTCCTTCCCCGATCCCGTACCTGTAGAAGTCTTCTCCCAGGGCCGCGCCGGCTGCCGCCCAGTCCTGAGAGGACATCCATTTGCGCTGCCGCACCCCGATAGAGTGTGATCCCGTGCTGGCTCCCGAATTCAGACGTTCCTTGCCCAGTATCCGGTAAGAGTCTATGGCGGTCCGCTGTAGGGTCAGCGCTTCCTCTCCGACCTTCTGCGCCTCGGCGCCGTAGCTGGTCTCTATATATTCCTTTTTCTTGTCGATCAGTTCATCCCATATCTCGTTCAGACGGTTGTACTGGTCCACCATCTCGTTATAGCCGGAATAGTCGGCTCCCTTGAAGATGCCTCCAAGTCCCTTGACACCGAACAGACGTCCGATGCTGTCCCACAATCCTCCTGCGGCGTGCATGACGGTTTCGAGAATGTTGCCGACAAAACCCTCCAGCCCTTTCTGCCCGATCTGGTCAAGGATAGCCAGTATGGCCGCGATGATGCCGCCGATCTTGCTTCCGGATGCGGACAGCGTGTCTACCAGAGACCCGACCGCGCTTCCGAAGGATGACAGGCTCATGTCCGCCTCGCCCAGCGTGTTCATCGCATCGGCCACGGCGGTGATGTTTCTCACCGCCTTATCCTTCGAGGCTTCCAGATTGTTCCCGGCATTGCGCTCCCCGGCTTCCGCCTTGTTCCTTTTCTTTCGAGCGGCCTCCGCTTCCGCACTGTCCGCCCCGTATTGCCGCACGGCCTCGTCATAATCCCGTTGCGCGGCTGTCAGTTCATCAACCGCTTCGGAGTATTCCCGTATGGATTCGGTCAGATTGCCGAACAGACCTCCTTTCTCGATGACCTCGCTGTCGATCTTTCCGATGGCTTCCTCGATGACCTGCATCTGTTCCGGAGTGGCGCTTTTTTTGAATTCCGGGCTGTTGCGGAAGCTGACTATCTGCCGCTTCACCTTCTGCAGCTCCTTTTTCGCCACCTTGTCCAGATTGCCGAAGACGACATCCCAGTTGATGGTGTCCTTCAGTTCGTTGAAATCAAGTTCGGACAGCGCCTCGTCACGTTGTCGGGCCAGCATCCTTTTGTCATTCCCGTTCAGACTCTCTTTCGAGGATTTAAGGGTATATTCCCGCATGATGGCCAGACGTTTCTGCTGGTATGTGCCGTATTCCCTGTTATAGTCAATCCAGGACTGCAGGTCCTTCTCCTGCCATTCCTTGTCGGCTGTATAGAATTCCTTCGCGTATTGCTGGTAGGCGACAAGACGTTGCTGGGACGCATTGTCCCTTACGGCCTGCCTTTCCTCGGGCGTGGACTTCACACCCCGTTTCTTTTCGGCCTCGTCCATTTTCTTGAGGGTGTCACGCTCCTCCTTGTCGATCTGTGCGAGCGACTCGTCAAGCTCCTGCCTTGCAAGGGCCTGGCGTTTCCTTATACCTTCCTGCATGACCGATATGCGTGCCGCCTCAAGTTTCTGCTGCGCCCTGATACGGGCGTCGGCGAGCTCGTCCTGATAATCCCGGGCCGATTTGCCCGTATCCTTGGTTTCCCTGCCGTCATCTTCCTTTATGCCTGCCGATTTAAGCCTCTCCTTCCATTCCTTTGTCCTTGCAAGGAACAGGTCCATATAGGATTTGGCCGTATCCTCCGCCGCCTTCTGTTCCTCTTCCAGGGCGGAGATATCATTTTCTCTGAGCTGTTCGGCCGTGGGAGCGTCCGCCTGTCGGGTATAAGTGGCTGATCCGGACGCGGAAGAGAAGAAATTGGCCCTGAACCTGTCCCAGAAAGTCGGGCCCTTCTTCCGCCTTTCCTCTATCTCGTTCTGTTTTTTCAAGGCCTTCTCCGTCTGCTCCGTGGCCAGCTTGAACGCTGCGGCAGCTTCGGCCCTGAGAATCATCGCCCCGATGAACACGTCCGTATTGTCCACCAGCAGGTTCTCGGCGTCATTCACGTTGCCCACCTCAACACCGAGTTTCCCGAACTCCTTCTTGTTTTCGGTGATGAACTGTTTTTTATCGGACATGTTGTCTCCCAGTTCCTTCCATCTTTCGGACAAGGACCTGACGAGAGTGACCTGTTCCGCCACATCACTGCTGCTGTTCCTGAAGGATTCATTCACCTTTTCCTGGGCTTTCGCCGCGGACAGGGCGGCATCCTTCACGCCGAACAGGCTCTTCACCCATCCGCCGATCTCCTTCCCGTATACGACGGACAGGGTAATCAGGGCGGCCAGCGCCGTCTGCCACGAGAACAGTGAGGAAAGCACCTGCTTCCACACCGGGGTGGCTTTCTTTCCGGCTTTGGTCAGCGCCTCATACTCCTGGCGGGCTGACGACAGGGCGTCGGTGAACATGGGAATGTTGTTGGAAATGGCGAGGAAGAACATCTGGGGACCCATTGCCAGCGAGGGGAGTTCCCGGGCGATCTGCTGCATGCTCATCCTCACATTATTGAGTTTCGGGGCGGGATCATCTCCCATGAGAGGGGTGGATCCTGTCTTTTTCTTCTGCTCTTCCAGCCCCTGCAGTTCCGCTTTCAGTTGCCTGATGACTCCCTGCAGTGCCTGGATGTCCGCCATCTGGGCATCGGTATTCGTACCTGCGGCCATGGCATTCCTGTACTGTTTCTGCAGTTCCAGCAGTTCCTGCTCCAGCTGTGCGATGACCTGTTTTGCGTACAGGCCTATCCCGGAAAGGTTGCCCTCCACCGAGCGCATCCCCTTCAGTGTCTTGTCGTCAAGCAGTATCTCCAGTCTTACAGGTTCCATTTTTACCCTCCGAGTTTTGTTTGAAAATATTCAGTGGTGAATTTGTCCGGCCTACGTTTGCGCTCCCTTTCCAGGAGCTCCTCCTTGGTCACATACCGGCTGACATCCGTGTTCATCAGCATCAGCTCGGCGTAGCTGATCTTCCACAGGATGTGCCGTTTCGGCCTGCCGAACCGTTCCATCGCCTGCGCGATGATTCCGAAAACGCTATGGGGGCCTTCCTGCCGGCCCGTTAACCCGTTTTCCTTTCCCGGCTTCCTATCGGCTCCAGCAGCTCCGCCGTTCTGGACGCCAACGGAATAGTATTGCAAAAAGGCTGTATGTCCATGCCCCTGAGCAGCTCGATGAGGGCGGCGGAGAGCATCGCCGGATGCACCCTCCATCTGAGATACCATGCCACAGGGCCGGAGAACAGCATCCCCGAGAGCCATCCGGTGCATACGGCCAGCGCGACCATCCGGCTGACCGCCTTTCCCTTCTCCGCCACGAACCGCATCCTTTCTTCATAGTCCATCGCCCTGATATCCTCCGGGGTGACGCCGAGCTCCAGGTACCGCCTTGCTATGCGGATGACCGCCCCGGCGGGCGGACGGCGCATGACAAGGAAGGATTTCCCGGGGCATTTTTTAAAGGGTCTGAGCGGCATCACCGGAATGCGGATGCCGATGTCAAGCAGCATGTCCGCCGCCCGACTTCGTGTGTCCTTCCCTTCCGTCATGACTCGGGATATTCCGGTACACTGTCACCCGGGGCGAAGATCTTGTAGGGAGGCTTCTCCCCGGCATCCTGCATCTCCAGCTCGCACTCGATGCCCAGCACATTGCTGAAGTTGATCCCGTTGGCGAAATTGCATGTGAGCACCCCGTTATAGATACGGATCGTGTGTTCTGTCACGGTCTCGATGTCGAACACGCCCTGCACGTCCTTGTCCTCCGTCGGGGGCACATAGACCCCGGTGCTTTCCTTCGTCCCGCCCATCACCTGTATCATGTTGTCCGCGGACAGCTCGATGAGCGTGAACGTCCATGTCTTGGTTCCCGGTGTGGATTTGAGCACCGCGAACGGCGCGTTGCGTTTCTGCGCCGCCCAGATGCGGGTCTTGGAAGGCGAGTCGCCTCCGGGCTGCAGCCCGTCCTCGGATATCAGTCCGAGAGCCTTCCCGTTATACTTGAGAGCTTTCACGCCATAGATGGCGCCGGTATTCTTTTCTAACATAATGATTCATGTTTTAATTGTTCCTTGATTTGTCTTTAAACCGCCGGAGTCCCCAGAAGAGAAGCAGGAGGACAAAACAGCACAACACCTTCGTCTTTGTCCGGTCCCAAAAAGAGGGAACCGGCTGTTTTTCCCCGGCCGTAGCCTCCTCTGACTCCAACCTCATATCCGAGGTCTCCCTTACGGTGATCTCCGGCCGGGCATGCGAGACGGCCGTGACGTTCACGCCGCCTTCCCCGTCCGACTCCACCCTCAGGTCCAGCCCCTCATGCTGCTCCGTCACGCCCATGCCGGCCGGAAGGCCGCCTATCGTCCGGAGGAGCCCGGGTTTCAGTGCCAGGCTCGTCAGAGTCGTCGGGGCCTTGCCGAAGATTATTTCCCCGGTTACGCTCCTCTGAAGAGAGCCCGAGCGGACGGCTGTTCGGCTCTCCCTGTTTGCTGCGCATCCAGACAACAGCAGGACAGCGGTCAGCATACTTGCACTGGTAACATTTACGCAGCGCCTGTTCCAGAACGATAATTTTCTCATTGACTTTTCGTATTTGGTCACTTAAATGTAAAGTCGTCTCGGAGAGGTCGTCATACAACTGCTTGTATGTGCCCTCGTCCTCCTTGACCGCACGGACCTTGACGAGCCTGCGGTCACGCCACCAGCCTATTGCCATGGCTATGCACCCCGTGGGGGCGAGCCACTGCTGGAGAAGTTCGAATACAGTGCCCCAGTCCATACGCATGTCATTTTTCAGATTATCTCCCAGCCGGCCTCTATGTCCGCCATGACGGCGGGCACGCCGTTTTCCACCCGGCTCATCGCGGCGGCCAGACGGCACATCGTCCCCTTGTCATCCACGTCCGGCTCATAGGTAGTGGGAACCTGAAGCTCGCCGCATACACTTGAAAGGTAGGCACGGGTGTCGTTCTCCGTGGACGGGGCGTAACGCCCGATCATAAGGGAGAGGGTCCTCAAACCGTGTTTCTTCCGGTAGTTCCTCAAGGTGATGAGCATGGCACGGTAGCCGTATCTCATGTCGGTGAACTGGAAGAACTCCTTGTCCGTCTGCACCGGGCGGAGACCCTTCCACCTGTCACCTGACAGGCGGAGGTTTCCGGGGTTATTGTTTCGTAGTCCTCTTGGTGTCGCCATAATCAAACCTCCAGACTTTCTGCAGACGCACTGACAGCAGCCTTGCTTTCCTGTCCGGCAAGATCGCTTGAAAGTGTTATTTCCTTCACATCCCCCTCAAACCATGACTTTCCGTCATAATAGAGGGATACAGTCTTGCCTGGCGCGACTTCCGTACCCTGCACGGTCGCTTTATGCTCAGCCGATTTGTTGGACACGGACAGGCGCGCTCCCGCATGTACCGCGACCGCCTCAATGGTATAGGTCTGGTCTGACGCGGGAGTCAGCTCGATGGCGTCATCCTGCGATTTCATTGTGATCGTGGTGTTGGACGTTGTGATGACATTCCCCTCACGCGCGTCCAGCATGACCACCTCCTCACCGAACGCCGTGTTCGTGTCCGCGGTCATGAGCATCTTGAAGAAGTAACGTTCTCCGGCATTGGTCAGCTTGTCGATCTGGATCACGTTGAAGTCGTTCTGCAGGTTGACCGCTCCCCAGAAGTTGGACTGTTCGGTCGGTGTAGCCACTGTTCCGATGATCAAGCCGTCCGGCCATGAGGATACGGTCTTGATCGTAGTTCCCTTGAAACGCATGGCGCTGGTATCAGTCCAGTTCACGCCCTTTCCCTCGCGCAGGATAAGCTCGTCGTCATACCGGTCGGCATCGTCAACGGACATGATATACACAAAATTGGGATTGTTGCGGAGAACCTGGGGAGTTGCCTTGCGCACGCGCATCAGACGTTCAATCATGGTGTCGTCTTTCGGGGAGTTCACACGGATTACCTCAGGATCTTCATAGACACGCATCAGAATGCCGTTGAACAGGTGCTCGTCATCCTCCTCATCATCGACATAGATGCCGTTGACGAAATGGTATCCGAGTTCAAAATCCACCTGGTCGGACAAGGCTTTCAGAAGGACGTTCTGCACATTGGGGGGAAGCTCCCGGAATACCAGTTCCCCTTTGGGCTGGAACGGACGCCATATCTGCTCAAAAGAGCGGGGATTGAACGTGGTAAAGGCCATGAAGTCTTTCGGTTCAAGCACCTTTTCCGAATAAATGAAATCCCCTTTGGAGTCCTTGTCCTCAGGCTGTTCCACGCGTTTGCGCAGCATCTTGTTCGTTTTCAGCCGGGGAATGGAGTATTTCTTCGTCACATTGGGCACGAGGTTGATCAGCCCCTTCTGTACCAGTTCGTTGCCCGTGGCCGCCTTGGTGAGTATCCTGTCGAGCACCTCACCGTCATAATTCGTATTCTTGATAGTTACAGCCATAATCTTTTCATTTTTTAATTAAAACCGTTCTTTTTCCGGATTTCTTTCCAATTGTCATTCCATCCGGATTTGTCCTGTAGCGGGGTATCCGGAACATCATCCACGCTTTTTTTCTTCGCAAGCCCGTCGACAATCCTTCTCCCGTTCTCATAATCCTTCTCCAGCACCGCCTGATACGCGTCACGGTCGGATGGGGCGATACGCCCGTCCTGCATGGCGTCCTCGAGAAGATTCCTGATCTCGGCCTTTCTGGCCTCGCGCTCCTTCTCGACATATCCGTCCAGACTCGCCTTGAGCGTGTCACGTTCCTTTACCAGCGCGTCATACTGTCCCGCCTTGTTTTCAAGGGAGGAGAGCGTGCGCACTACGTCCTCATCCGTCGCACACGAGGCGAAGGATGGTCTCTTCTTCAATTCTTCATACATCATATTACCTGTATTTAATGTTTGATTGTCCAGCCGGGCTTGGAATGCGGCATAAACCTCCTGCGGTGTCCCGGCATCCACTCTCTCGCCGATATCATAGATACCGTCAATGAATCCCATCTCCCTGGCTTCCCTGGCGGTAATCCAATGGTCCTTCCCATCGAAATAGGCATCCTTTATCTCCTCACGGGTCTTCCCGGTCTTGGAAGCGTACATGTCCGCAAGCGTATCCTCCAGCGCCTCCAGCTGCTCGGCGACGGCTTTCATCTCCTCCTTGTTGCCGTAACATCCCCCGTAAGGGTTATGGAGCATCAGACGGGCGTACTGGCTCATATATACCGGTTTCCCGCACAGGGCGATGACACTGGCCATGCTTGCGGCAATACCGTCGATATAGATGGTTATATCCGCATCGCTGGCCCTGAGGGCGTTGAATATGGCCATGCCTGCATACACGCTCCCTCCCGGGGAGTTCACACGCACGTCTATGCTCCTGTACATGGAGGCGTATTCATACAGCTCGGAAACAATGTCCTTGTCGTTGATCCCGTCAAAACCGCCGATCTCCCCATACAGGAGGATGCAGGCGGTATCAGGGGAGGGTATCATGTTAAAGTATCGCTTTTTCATCGGTCGTCTTAAAATTACGGTGCAAATATGGAGAGTTTTTTTACTGCAATCAACACCCTTGGGGCATGATGCAACTTTACAACCGCATGATGACGTCATAAAACAGTGTCATAAATTCAATATATTGCAAATCAAATATTTAAATACGAATTTTGCCGTAAATAAAAAAAGATAAAAATGGCGGAACTGACTAGCAGGCAGAAAAAAGATTTTGCAAGGACTATTTACCTTAACGAAGAACTGACACACGCGGAGATTGCCGAGCGTGTGGGAGTAAAACGTCAGACTGTTTCCCGGTGGGTCGGTGAAGGCAATTGGGAACGGTACAAGGTATCCATCACCATGACACGGGAAGAACAGCTCAAGAACCTGTATCTCCAGCTTGCCGAGCTGAACAATGCCATCAACGGGAGACCCGAGGGGGAAAGATTCGCCAGCACGGCCGAATCGGACACCATAGCCAAAATAACCGGGTCCATCAAAAAGATGGAAACGGATGTGGGGCTGGCTGACATCCTTTCGGTTTTCAAGAGTTTTGTCAAGTGGCTGCGCACTTATGACATGGCACGCAGCAAGGAGATAGTCCCACTGCTGGACGCCTATGTAAAATCCAAACTGTAAGGCTATGGCAAAACTCAGACTTACCCCCCGGGACAGGGCCGAACTGGCGGAATGGAACGACCTGGTGGCATCCGTCCGGGAGAGTTCGGACATTAACCCGTCCGACTCCACCGCTGAAATAGAGGACCGTAAGAAACGGCTGGAGGCGGATAATGAAGCGTGGTTCCGTTATTATTTCGCACAGTATTACACCTGCGAGCCGGCCGGTTTCCATAAAAAAGCGACACGGCGTCTTATGGGGCACGACCGCTGGTATGAGGTCAGGGCATGGTCGCGCGAGCTGGCCAAGTCGGCACGTGCCATGATGGAGATCATCAAGCTGGCGCTTACCCGGCAGGTACGCAATGTGCTGCTTATCTCGAACTCGCAGGACAACGCCGGACGCCTGCTGCTGCCCTTCATGGCCAATATGGAGGAAAACCAGCGCATCATTCAGGATTACGGCACACAGAAAAAGCCGGGTTCCTGGGAAACAGGGGAATTCACATGCCAGTGCGGCTGTTCCTTCCGGGCTATCGGTGCCGGACAGTCGCCACGCGGTACCCGTAACAAGAATTTCCGTCCTGACTTTATCCTTATCGATGATATAGACACCGACGAGGAATGCCGGAATCCGGAACGTATCAAGGCCAAGTGGAAATGGCTTGAAGAGGCGTTGATTCCCACCATGTCCGTCTCAGGACGTTACAGGGTGCTGTTTAACGGAAACATCATTGCGGCGGACTGCTGCATCACACGTGCCATCGAAAAGGCTGCGGAACTCGGACAGAAAGGAATAGGATACGCGGACATTATCAATATCCGTGACAAGGACGGCGTCTCCTCATGGCCGGAAAAGAACTCCGAAGAGGATATAGACCTGTTCCTGTCGCTTATCAGCACCTCGTCGGCACAGAAGGAATTTTTCAACAATCCGGTCAGCGAAGGGAGCATATTCAAGAACCTTGTATTCGGGAAGGTCCCTCCTTTGAACAAATTCAGGTTCCTTGTCATTTACGGGGACCCGGCCCCGGGGGAGAGCAGGAGGAAACAGGCCAGTTTCAAGTCCGTCTGCCTGCTGGGCAAGCTCAAGGGAAAGCTGTATGTGATCAAGGCAAGGGTGTTCCGGGGTAAGAACGAGGACTTTATCGAGGCGTTCTTCGAACAGTACAAACATGTGGGAGGAAAGGCTTCCGTTTACGCCTATGTGGAGAACAACAAGCTGCAGGATCCCTTCTTCAAACAGGTTTTAAAGAAGCATCTGAACAGGCTGCGCAAGAAACACGGCATCCCGCTGAACATCATCCCCGACGAGGAACGCAAGACCGACAAGGCAACCCGTATCGAGGCCAACCTTGAGCCCATGGACCGTGACGGCAACCTCATATTCAACGAACAGGAGAAAGACTCCTCGGACATGAAGGAACTGGTTGACCAGTTCCGGATGTTCGAGCTCACCCTTCCGTATCCCGCGGACGGGCCGGACTGCGTGGAGGGAGGGAACAGGGCCATAGACAGGAAGGCGGGGAACATGGAGAAGCCGGTCATAATAGAAAGGGCGGCAATCCGCCGTTTAAACAAGTACAGGAGGTAAACGACATGTCTGAATTCATCAATCCGGATGACTACGATGCGAGCATCCACAGGGAGATCCTGGACAGCATCATCAGGGAGGACGAGTCCATAGTGGAGATATGCGAGGACCAGGCGGTGGCGCAGATGCGCTCCTACCTGTCCGCACGTTATGACTGTGACAGGATATTCTCCGCAAAGGGCAAGGAAAGGAACGCGCTCATACTCATGTTCGCCAAGGACATCACGCTCTATCATGTATGCAGCATCCACAACCCCCAGAAGTTCTCCCCCATACGCAAGGAACGTTATGACCGCGCGATGGAGTGGCTCAAGGCGGTCAGCAAGGTGGAGATCAGCATAGCCGACGCTCCCCTGCTGGACGAGGAGACGGCAAGGAACAACCTGCCCACCCAGATAAGAAGCAATCCCAAACGTGTAACACACTATTGAAATGGCAAGAAAAAAAGAAATATCCATAAGCGGCAACATGCCGCTGCCGGGCAGGAACACCCCGGGAACAGTCATCATCACCGCACCCAGGCTGTTCATGAAGGATATGGCGGACTACATGCAGGCCGTCAGGGGGGCGAACAATGTGGACTTCACACAGCGGACGAGGCTGTATGACCTCTATGAGGACATCCTTATGGACGGGCATACGGGAAGCGTCATAGAGAAGAGGAAATCGGCAGTGCAGTGCTCGCAGATCGAGTTCAGAAGGAACGGCGTTCCGGACGAGAGGATCAACACCCTGTTGCGCTCCCCCTGGTTCTACCGGTTCATCGGGGACCTGATAGACTCGGATTTCTGGGGGTTCTCCCTGTTCCAGTTCTATAAGGACGGGAGCGGATGGATGGACTACAGACTCGTTCCCAGAAAGAACTATGACCCGGTGCGGGGGCTGATAAAACACCGGCAGGAGGACACCACGGGGGAACCGCTGGAGAATTACCACACGATGCTCCTTGTCGGGGAGAAACGCTCCCTGGGAAGACTGGCAAGGATAGCCCCGTATGTCATATACAAGCGCAACGACATGGCCGACTGGGCACAGTTCTGCGAGATATTCGGAATGCCCATACGCGAGTATACCTACAGCGCCGGTGACGAGCAGGCCCGCGACCAGGCCGTGAAGGATATGGCCGAGCAGGGAGGTGCGGCGGTGTTCCTCCATCCGGAGGAGGCGCAGATGAAACTGATAGAAAGCGGCAACAAAAGCGGCAGCTCCGACCTGTACAGGACCCTGTACGACACATGCAATGACGAGATCAGCAAGATCGTGCTGGGAAACACGCTCACCACGCAGGCCTCGGAACGTGGCACGCAGGCACTGGGGACCGTACAGGAGAAGGGAGAGAAAAAACTGAACGAGGCGGACCGGATCCTGGTACTGAACACCCTGAACTATGACATGACCGATATCTTCACCGCTTTCGGGTACGACACACGGGGCGGAGAGTTCTATTATGTCAAGCCCAAGGAAACCACCGCCGAGCAGGAGATAAACATCATATCCCGGATGCGCCAGATGGGAACCCCCGTATCGGATGAATACGTGTACGAGGCTACGGGAATCCCTAAACCGGACAACTATGACCGGCTCAAGGAAGAGACGGCCTTCGGAAACGGAAAGCCGGCAGACAACGGTGCACAGGAGAAAGAACAACCCTCTCCTGAAAGGAACAAGCGGAAGGAGGACGGTATTGTAAACCGTATCAGGTCTTTTTTCGTCGCCGCCCCGCGGAAAGGGGCTTTAAAATGGTAATGGACGACCTCTACGGGGAGCACTGCCGCCGTTGTCACGGCCATGCGGATTCCCGCATGCAGGGGGCAGCCGTTTCGTTTGAGTTCACAAGGGAGCTGATGGCGAAAGTGCTGAGGGATATATTCTACCGGACGTTTGATGTAAAAACGGAAATAGACGAGGATCTGTTCCTGGCTACGGTCAGAACTTTCGGCCGTGCGGCGGAGGAAGGATTCGGTCAAAGCGACAATGACAGGCTGGAGGAAGTGTTCCTGGAGCAGATACGCGACAACCTCGATGTGTTCTCCGCTTTCCGCACCCACCGGATGCAGAACGACATTGCCTCGCAACTGCTGGACGAAAAGGGAAGCCTGAAACCTTTTTCCCGGTTCCTGGAAGACGTGCAGGCGATTATCGGCACGTACAATACGGCTTGGCTCGAAACCGAGTACGATACGGCGGTACTGCGTGCCCGCCAGGCGGCTGACTGGAAGCTGTTCGACAGGGATGCGGACATCCTTCCGAACCTGCGGTGGCTTCCCACCACCAGCGCAGACCCCGATCCCGTACATGCCCAGTTCTGGGGGATTGACCTGACTTTGCCCAAAGGACATAGGTTTTGGAAAAGCCACCGTCCCGGAGACCGGTGGAACTGCAAATGCTCGCTGGAGCAGACGGACGACAAGCCGACGCCCGGGTATGATGTGCCGTTATCGGACTATCGGCCCTCACCAGGGCTGGACAACAACCCGGAGGAGGACGGAAAGCTGTTCAGCGACACGCATCCCTATATCGCCCATGCGTATCCTTCGGCTGAAAAAACCGTAAGGGGCTTTATGGAAAGGAGAAAAAAATGAATGTGAATGACGCCGTCAGGGAACTCCGCAGAAAGGAGAAGGAAATCCGGAAGGCCTTCAGCAGGACGCTGCCCCGCAGGATCGGGGCAAAAGCGGTGAACCTTGTAAACAGGAATTTCCGCGAGGGAGGTTTTTATGACGGAGGGCTGCATCCCTGGAAGAGAACAAGGAGACAGGATTCCGCCAAGGGGGCGGCGGGCGCATACGGTCCGCTACTAAGCCGGCGTAACCGCCTGTCCCGAAGTTCGGAGTATGTGGCGGAGCCTTACAAGGTGACGATACGGAATGCCGTGGAATATGCGGGAATCCACAACTACGGGGGACGCATGACCACACATCCGAGAGTGACCGCCAAGATGCGGAAGATGGCATGGGGGATGTACTTCAAGGAAGCGGGCATCACCAGAAGGATGGGGAAAAAGGCCCGCAGGCAGAAGGCAGAGGCGGCACCGCCCGAAGCCCTGAAATGGAAGGCGATGGCCCTGACAAGGAAACAGAGGCTTGACGTTAAGGCGGACATGCCCCGGCGACAGTTCATCGGACCAAGCCGGGAGCTGCGTGAAATGACGAGAAAGGAAACGGAAAAGGAAATAACCAATATATTGTTAAAATGACATGGAAACTTTATTCAATGACATTCAGAAAAGAATAGCCGACAACATAGCATGGCTGAACAAACAGGTGGACGAGGATTACGGGCAGCTGGACATGCTCTACCGTGACGACGGGGACTCCGAAACCTATCCGATGGTATTCCCCATGGTGCTGGTTGACACGCCCGAGGTGGAATGGCAGACACTGGGAGGGGCGGGCGGATACATGCAGAAAGGAACGGTATCGGTCATTGTCAGGCTGGCTGTTGACTGCTATGATGACACGCATTACACCAGCGGCACGGCGGACAAGGCCGCCGGAAGAATGGAACGGATGAAAGAGGTGGACGCGCTTCTGCAGATGTACAAACCTGAATGCTGCCAGACACCGCTTGTGAGGAAAAGAAGCAGGTTCCACACGATGCCCAGGGGGATAAAGGTCTATGAGACACACTATGAATGTACCGTGTGGGATAATGCGGTCAGTCGGTAAAAAGGGAGAGCTGGGCGGCGGTAAGACGGGGCTTCTTTATTTGGGGGACCGGCTTGACATCGATATCCTTCAGTCTGTTGCAGTTTGAACGGATGATGGCCATGATGCGGTCCACGCTGATGAAGAACTCCTTCTCGGAAAGGATCTTCAACGCGTCGTCAAAACGAAGACGCTGGATTTCCGTCCAATAATAATAGCGGCGCAACAGTGCCTCGTTACGCTTCATGATCAGTTCCGAACTGCGACCTCTTGACATACCCTGAAAACTTGTTTTGATGATAACACCTGATACCTATGCACAAAAGTAGTGATTATTAAATAAATATGCAACAAAGGGAGGGTTAATAATAAAAAAGCCCTCAACGCTTCCGTTTTAGGTCCCCACCATAAAACATAAGAGATACACAGATACTCACACGCTGAGGGCTAAAGTCCTTGACGTGAATATCTGTGTATCTCTTTATAGTGGGGTGCACAAAAGTAATTAATAAAAATTGGAAGTTTATGTGCAAGAGCGAAATTTTCTTCAACCTGCTCGGTCTGACCGAGCGTGAAACGGAAGTGCCGAAGGAACGGATACTGGGCGATTTCAGGGACATGGAGTCCACGGACGCCAGATATGTGCTTGTCAGGCTGCTCTCGGAAGCCGGCCTGTATCCGGACCAGATAGCGGGGATGACCAACCGCACGGCACGGGGGATACGGCACCTGCTGGCCCGGAACATCACCTCGCCGATGATCGGAATATATCTGGAACAAATAAGGAAACACATCAGAACAGGACGCTCGACGGAGTGCGTGTAGTTGAGTATGTTTGCACCACGGTCGGATTAGTGACCGGAACTACAAAATACAAATACAACTATGAGTGAATCAAGAACTTTTGTGTTCCCCGAGAACGGGAACTCCGGAGGCGGCACCAACGGCATTCTGGCCATGCTTCCGGCGCTGATGCAACAGCGCGGTGTGGATCCGAACATCCTGGCGCTGATGGGAAACGGCAACAGCCGTAACGGCAACGGCTGGGGTGACGATCTGTTCGCCATCCTGCTTCTGTTCATCCTGATGGGATGGGGAGGCATGGGAGGCTTCGGCGGCGCCCGTGGCGGAATGATGGGCAACGGACAGGGCGGCGTGGTACCCTTCGTGCAGAACGACGCGAACACCGCCGTGATCATGCAGGCCGTACAACGCAACGGATACGACATCCAGAGCCTGGCCACCGCGTTGAACACCTCTTCCGATGCCGTACAGGCCGCCATAAACGGTCTTGGCATGCAGATATGCAACATCGGCAACCAGATGGGCATGAACACCAACCAGATCGTCACCGCGATCATGCAGGGCAATAACGCCATCCAGTCGCAGATCTGCCAGTGCTGCTGCCAGACAAACGAGAACATTACCAAAATGGGCTACGAGAACCAGCTGTCCGTCTGCAACCAGACTAACACCCTGGTGAACACGGCCAACCAGAACACGCTCGCATTGCGTGACGCAGGCACGGCCAACACCAACGCCATCATCAGCAAGCTGGACGCCATGCAGAACCAGGCGCTGCTTGACAAGATCGACACGTTGCGGGAAAGAAACAGCACGCTTGTCAACCAGCTCTCGCAGGAGCACCAGAACGCGTATTTCGCACAGGTGTCCGCACAGACCATCGCGCCTGTCAACGCCGCGCTGGGTGATCTGAGCGCCCGTCTGGCGAAGATTGAGTGCAACCAGCCCGAAGTGGCCAAGGTGCCGTACAGCCCGGTTGTGGGAATCCCCACCTGTGTGGCGGCCCAATATGGTCTTGGATACGGCTTCGGTTTCGGGGCGGGTAACGGTTTCTGGGGTTGACCCGGAGAAAGGAGGTAATCATGCCATTTCCTTTTCAATTCGTTAACAGACGCGGATCGGCCGCAATAGCCACATCCGGAGTGAATGTCACCGCCGACAATGTGGTGTTCTCCTTCCCGAACCATTCATTCGTGAATGCCTGGTACAGGGGAACCATCTACATCGACCTGGCGCAGGCCGTTCCCACAGGAACAACCGGGACGCTGCCGGTCCTGTTCGAGACAAACGGGGCAACGCAGGCCGTGACCAAGTACAACGGCGAGGCGCTGACGGCAGCCGACATTCCCGGTACGGGAGTGTTCGAGTTCTGGTTCGACAGGACGACAAACACCCTGCAGATAATGACCGGAGTAGTTTAAGAACACGGAGGGAGGAATCCCTCATTTAAAAAGAAACAATTATGCCTTTCCAAAATTTAAGAGTCAACAGCCAGTTTTACATACTCCATAAGGACGGGACGCCTTATGTGGAGGTCGGTGCCATTGCGGGAGTATCCAACCCGGTCCCGGACGGGACACAGCCGGTTATGTTCGGCCAGCCGATGAAGATGGTGGTGGACATCACCGTCAAGGTCGGCGAACAGACCGTCACGTTCCAGAAAATACCCGCGGGGGCGGACATCGCCGACGCGAATTTCCCCGGAGGCGGGAACATGGTCATATCCGGATCAAGGGAGTCGATGAACTCCGAGGTGGCGGCCATGAGGAACAGGTCCGCGGAGATACTCAGGAGCATAGACCACCACCGTGCCATAGTGGACGCCTGCGGCAAGATGATGGAGATCCTGAATCCCGAGTTTGCCGAAAGACAGAGACAGGAGGCGGAAAACAAGGCTCTCAGGGAGGAGATATCCGAGCTGAAGGCCATGATGGCCGAACTGCTTAAACCCGCGGAAAGGCCCAGTACGAACAATCCTAAAAAACAACAAGTATGATGATGATCGAGATAGAAGACAGCAAGGTCGAGAGAATGTCCGATTATGCCGAAAAAATGCTCAAGTATGGCGGCAAGCTCATGCAGTGCATTGAGGAACTCTCGGAAGGGAGCGGCATGGGACAACGCGACGACGGCTACGATGACTATGACGAGTATGACGACATGGGACAACGTGGCGGTTATGGAAACCGTGGCGGATACGGCGGAGGATACGGGAACCGTTATGGCGGCGGCTCGATGGGCCAGCGCCGCGGAGTGCCCGGAACAGGACGCTATTCAAGATACCGTTAGTTTAACCCGCCGGGACGGAGGATTCCCCCGTCCCGGCTAACAAGAAGACCATGAACAGGACAAAGGAACCTCTGGACATATATGATGACCGGCCAAAGGAGATGACGGCGTATCTCCGGCACAATGGCTGGCACTTCAACAAGAAGCTGTGCGACTTCGCCGTGTCACTCATGCGCAGGATGAACCCGGCAACCGGAAAAAGCGAGAAGATCGAACCCATGACCAAGGACAAGGTGGACGAGCTTCTGGCCAAGAACGGGGTCAGGGTGGAGAACAACACATTATATGACTATGTATACGTGGCCAACCAGGCAAAAGCGGACTGTTTCAAGTCCTCCATTGCCGACGAGCCCCATCTGGCACTCTACGTCAAGGATATCATAGATGACCATGACGCTCCGGAAGGCATGGTCATGTGCATGTGGTATGCGAAAATGACAAGGGCCGGGGAACCGGTGGAATGGGACGAGATGTTATGATCCGCCAGCGGTTTGACATAGAGGAGTACGGATGGAAGGTGGAGGTCTACTATGCCGTGGACTGTTACTACACCGACGAGATCATGGGCAGGCTCTATGACATAGGCTGCCGCGGGGATGATCTGGAAACGGCGTACAGGAACCTGTCCTCCGGCAAACCGGATACCGGACTCACCTATTCCAACTACGGCACAAGGCAGACGGTCATGGTGATAGGGACCACATCGTCGCCCGCCGAGTTCCAGAACTCCTATGACCACGAAAGGAAGCACCTGGAAGCGCACATGGCAAAGGCGCTGGGGATCGACCCGTGGGGCGAGGAGATATGCTACCTGTCCGGCAATATAGGACAGAAGATGTTCGACAAGGCCAGGTTGCTGCTGTGTGATTGTGAATGTTGTAAGAAACAGATAAAGGAACTTATATGAAAAAGAAAGAAATCAGGAAAGCGCTGGAAGGCGGCACGCCGTTCTCAAGCCTGTACTCCCTTCTCCCCTCCGGGCAGAAGGAGAAATTCAAACAGTTCGCCGCGGCATTCGGATTCACGGAGCGGCAGGTCAGGGAAAGACTGCGGAAAGAAACACGATAACTTCTCATTGACAACGGGCGCCCCGCATATTATTGTATGCCGCAGGGCGCCCGTTCTGTTTTTATCCTTCAGTTAATCTTTCCTCAAACTCCGCAATAATACAGTCTGCGTCACCACCATGCACCCAGTTATCCAAAACAGAGGAAAGAACTTCGATGGCTTTCCGTTTCATTTCTTCCTCTGCCATTGCAACGGCTTTAAGAGCACTTTCTTTTGTGATAACCGGGAAGTTGGGATTGACTACCACAAAACTCTTGATTTCAATATATTCTTCTGATTTACTCATTTTCAACTTTAACATATCCGTTTTCAATACACCAACACAGCATTTCGTAAGCTGCATCAATGAGTTCTTTACTTTCTGTAATATTTATCATAGACCTAGTATAAGATTCCATATACAAGCATGTATAGCTATCTGCAAGTTTTTGCATGGTCAGCACTTCATTGCCGATGAAGCAAGGCAGCTTATCAAGAATATCCTGCAAGGTGTAGATATGGTATAATCCAAGTTCTTGTAAATGTTTCATTTGCTCGAATGATAATACCTGTTTCATTTTAAAATCCTTCTGATGATTCATGCAGCACTCCATCAATTATTATTCCGTTCTTTATTTCCATATAGTCTAAGTAATTTAATTGCTAATAGAGGTTTTTTATCTCCTATTTGATTGATTAGCTTTGTAAATTTGTCCACTCTGCCATAGTGTCTAACACAAATAGCATTTGCCTTCATCGAGCGTCCTAATCCGTATAAATACTCCATGCGTGCATTTCTACGGATATTCTTCATTATCTTTTTTGCTTGTCTTAATTTCATATCTCAATCTCCTTTCTGTTTAATTCGTTCAAGCACATCCCTGTTTTCTTCGAGTATATCATCAAAAGAGGGGATAGGAAACCATGCCAGCACGATACTATTTCCAAAAATCCATCTATTATCTTTATCAAAAGCATTTATTTTATAAAACCTTTCAATTAGAATGCGTGAAACACCACAACACATTGTCAAAACAAAAACTTTTTGTCCTTCCTCTGGCAACCGCTCCTTAACACTTATCCAAGGAGATTGCTTCGACTGCCATTCGGCACCTTGAACGAAATTCATCTCTCCAAACTTTGCCAAATCTTTACCGATCAAAGTTCTATCAACTGTCCTATGATTAAACAGGATATTTTTCCTTGCCGCTTCTTCTACTGTATGTTTCATATATTCCTTTATCATAATTCGTCAAACTCTTTTTGTAATTCTTTTATCTTACTATCCAAAGCATACAGATATAACTGAAAGAAATTCTTACCAAAAATTTCTTCCTTTAATGGTACATCATTGTGCATCCTGTTGTATGTAAATATCAATCCACCACCATATTTTATGTTAGAATTTTCAAGTGCCATCTTATGATCTTTGTATTCCTCTATTTTATTGTTGAGTTCTATTGCTTTGTTGAATTTATCTTTATCCATATTTCTCCTTTCCATCTATCCTAGCAGCATATACATTGCTACTAGGAATAGGTAATAAATTGTTGTTTTACTCATTACTTTCCTGTTTTGAGTATTAATTTTTTTCAATGAAAGTATTGGTTGTATTCAACACTCCGGCTGAATCTTGACTTTTGCCATCTCTTATGAAGATTCCTTCTTCTTTCAGCCTTTCATAATCGATTTTATTCATAAGAATAACACTCGCATTGCCATCTATATACAGTTTGCATTGCATGAATTGAGTTCCTTTTACCTCCTCAATTACGTCTATTTGCATTGTTCTTTTTTTACTCATATCTAATTCGATTTACACTAATTCAATTATAGCCTTCTTTAAATTAACAAATAAAGGTATTGCTGACATGCCCCCATTGTAATCCAACTGTCTTAAAGAGGGAACAACCTCTCCGTTATCATCAATTTCATAATCTGCGATATAGGCTAACTTCTTCGCTTCGGGAACAAATATACTTTCATTGTTCCTTTCATGAGCCATGACCGTTATACAGACCTTACTTCCAACAGGGAATCCTTGGTTGGATTCAATGTATTCCTTTTCCAACTGAATTTTCTGATTCTTCAATTCCCTTATTTTTGAATCAATATCATTTTTCTTTGTCTGAAATTCTTCTTTGTTCATTTTTATATCGTTATTAGTTAATTACCAATCTCCACCATCATTTAATATGCCATCAATAGTAGTTACACTATTTTCAATGTTGCTGCCTCCATATTGCGTAAATTCCGGTGTAGGATTATAGTCTGTATCTCCATGCATCATTACATGAAGTGAACCACTGGCTGAATACAGCCAAAGGCGTTTACCGTCCTTTTCCCACTTTTTTGCAAGTCGTTTCAAAGAGTCAATTAACTTATCTTCTTCGGGAGTACATTCTATCCCAGCTTCTGTTTTATATTTGCTCATATCTTTTTCTTTTACTCTATTCGATTTAAAATTTCTTTCTGTATAACCTCCTTCGCATTAAAGTGAAAGAGTCCCTTTTTCAACCGTCTAACGTCCTGCATTGGTATTTCATTGATGTAGAAGTAAAAAGCTTCATACGGATCACTGAAATTCTTAGCAAGCGCATTATTAGGTTTATTGTTCATGTATCGTTCAATGGCGACAATCGTTCTTCGGGCATAACCGGGAAACATCTTAAACTCTCTCTGCATCTGCTTGTATCCGGCAAGGGGGCAACCAACACAGCCATGCCGAGAAAGATTATAGGGTGCATCGTAATACTTAGAATATGGAAGCCCATATTTTCGGATGTAGTTCCAAACATCGGCTTCTGACCAGTTAAGGATTGGAAGAATATGTTTCGCTCCTTTCATCCACTTACGTACATCGCATTGTTCCGGCTCATATAATGCCCGTGATTTGCTTTCTTCTGCCCTCATTCCCTCGATTGTACGCTGACCGATACCATATTGCTCCTTCAATTTTTCACAGCAAAAACGCCTCATTCTGCCGGGTAGTCCTTTGCTTTCAACCAACTGAAAGAATGATTTCTTTGGATGAAGTATTTGAACCTGTGAATAGTTCTTCTTTATGAAACTGATTGTACCAGGCGGATCAACGGTAGTATTTGCATAAGAAGCATTATACTTTAATACCGGAACGCTCTGCAAGGTCGAAAATAACAACGCTATCTTTACCGCCAGAAAAGCCTAAACACATAGGATCGTCACGTTCCATGCTGCGAAGGAAGTCTATTGCTTGCTGCTCTTTCTTGTTCATTTCTAAATTATTTTGAATTATTTTTTTTTATAACTACCGCCATTGTACTAACAGAAGTGCCACTCTCTTTAAACTCGCCTGCGCTGATTTCAAACACTTCTCCATGTACTTCTTTCAGCCAGTTGCGGAAATCAATACATTTCTTTTCCGAAGCGAATTTCCAGTGTTGACTGGTTATTGCTGCAAGCGTGCCGCCTTCTTCCAATCGATCATACATAAGCCTGACATGCTCTATATCCTGATTACCGGAAAACGGAGGATTTGCAATTATCTTAGTATAACTACCTACACTGTCTTTGGTAAAATCTTCATCAAGCAATATTACGTTGCTAAGGGTGTGAAGAAATTCTCTGTTTTCCGGCATCAGCTCATAACATTCAACCATTACAGAAGGACAAGCCCGGTGGATTGCTTTTATAAGCGCGCCACGCCCGGCACTCGGTTCCAGTACCGTATCATCCTCATGTATCCCTCCGGCAAGCATAACCAGCCAGTCGGCAACATCAGACGGAGTTTCAAAAAACTGGTAATCCTGCTGTAGGTTGCACCGTTTACCCTCTTTCAGTATGGAAAACACACGTTCCGGATTAAACGGGAACGTAAAACCCTGTATCTTCCCACCTTGCCATGAGCCTCCGGCTTCTTCTATCCACTTCTTTGCTTCAGCATAGGATTTTTTATTGAATTGAACTTGAGGAAGTTTGAGGATATTGTTCTCAAGAGTACAATGTTTCAGTATTTCTTCCACATTCCATTTTTTGCCTTCGTCAGCCTGTTTTTTCTTTTCCTCCGTTGAAGCGTCCGGCGCTAAAAGTGAAGATATTTTTTGAACAACCGTATTGCTCGCATTCACGAAGGTATTGACACAGGATAGCGCTTCCATGAGAAATTTTGTATCAACATGTCCGGTCTCGTCATAGACGTCTATCCCTTCGGTCATGGATGACAGTTCATTGAGCTGCGCTACACTACCATGTAACGTTTCGATTAAAATCTTTTTTTTGTTCGTCATAACTTTTCTGTAAATAAATTCTAGTTGTGTCTACACTCCCATGACCTAAAAGGTCAGCCAGTTGAATAACATCTTTGTTTTTTTTCAGGAACATTTTAGCAAAGAAATGGCGAAAGGCGTGTGCGTGCATCTTCCTTGGATCAATGCCGCAATGTTTCCCCCATGCTTTCAAGTGCTGGGAAAAGCCTCTCTGGGTCAACGGTCCGAATCTCCCTACCGCAAAAAGCCCGGTCTTACCATGTTCCTTAGCATAGGCTTTCGCTTCTTGCTGCAATTGCTTTTGGAAGAAAAAACGTCTGTACTTGTTACCCTTTCCTTTTAATGTCACTTCCCCGGATATGATGTCTTCCCACGTAAACTGCTGGAATTCCGACAGACGGGCGCCCGTTGTTCCCAAAACCTTAATAAAGAAATAGTAATCCTTATTGTTTTTTGCCTTGAGATATTCCAACAGCCGGTTATATTCCTCCTCGGTCGGCACATTGTTCACATCAAGTTTGCGCTTTATTTTGGGACGCTTCAGTTCTATAGGCTTCTTCAGCCATTTAGAAAATCTTTCGATTGCTGTAATCCGCAAACGGATGGTAGCGGGAGATAATTTTTCTTCTTCAAGACTTTTTATAAACCTCCTGCAATTATCCATGTTTACCTCATTGGCGTATTCGAAATACTTCTTCATGGATGTATAATAGATATAAACTGTATGAGAAGAGTAATCATTGTTGTCAGTCAGCCATATAATGAAATCATTAAGTTGTTTCTTGTTCTTATCCGAAATGACATCAAGTTTTTCCAAAGGTTTCACCGCCTTTTCCCTTTTTCCATATCCGATGTTGAGATAGGATAATAGATCGCATATAGCTGAACACATTAGCGAATGACGCACCATGACATCTGCATTTTCACGCTTGTAATTCAAATAACCACGGCGGTTCACTTCTTTGGTCATCTCTAAAAAATCCGTGACATGCTTGATATATTTCCCGACAGTATCATAAGTCCTGCCTGTTGTGTATAAGTAAGAAATATAATCAGTTAATATCTTCTGCCTATCATTATTCATAATCTTGTTTAATTAAATTATACCAATCATTGCTATCTTCAAAAAAACATCTGTATCCATTAGCCGTATGTTTGCCTCTCACTTTCCGACATATAGCACTGATCAGAGAAGGAGCCACGCCAATCATCTTACCAGCCATTTGTATCGAAGGGAATACTCCACATAATTTCTCATCCTTTATCAAAACAACGCTCTTTTTATTCATGCCTGCACCAGTCTTATGCCAAGCCCCACGTCCTTTAGACAGATTTTTTATACTTCTGGCCTTGGAACGTTTTGAATGATAAACCATTTTACGACCCTTGTTGTGAGAAACACAACCCTTTAAAAATCGTCCGGTAATAAAGTCTCTCTCAAATCGCTCAGGCGGTATATATAATTCACTCATATCTTATCTTTATTGAAGTCATTAATATAACTACGCCCAGCATCAGTTGGACGATAAACAACATCACCAAATGGTCCAGCCGATTT